TAATTTTAGGTCAAAAAATTTTTTTTACAGCTACGTGAACACGACTAGGTTCTTCACCAGTATAACCATTTAATGGGTTAGATTCTTGAGAATATTGAAATACATTAAATTGAGCAACAAACTTAAACTTATTAAATGGCTCTATAATTGCATCTTTGCTTGTATTCCAGAACATCAATCACCAATTATGATTCCAAAGAACTATCAAACGATGGAACACCATTTCTTGAAACTGATAAATCTGCCCAATCATAGCGGAATGTTAATGTTATTTCGTTTATGTCATCGGAACTATAATCAAGTTCGCCAAATGTCATTTTTTTGATCCAAGCGTTATTAAGAGTCCATCTTTCAATTTCTTTGCCTATTGCATCAATTTGCACAATTTGAATTTGATCGAATTGAGCAGTTGCAGTTGATTTGGCAAATGTTCTTAATGTAGCAGAAGCACCACCAGCTAAGGAATATCCTTGTGCGGTTGGAGATTGATAACCAGAAGCAAGAAGAACTCTGTATAATCCTTCTGCTACGTCTACTGAAGGAGCTTGAAGTGTGGAGGCATTTGTATCCCCAGAACCACCAAATCCAGCAGGATCAATTACTGTACAGTTAATTTCATTCCAAGTTTGTGTAGCAGGAAAATAGTAAGTATGTCCTAAGAATTTATGAGGAGTTTCTGATAATGTTAATTCTGGTTTATTTACTTTCTTTACGACGAAAGAAGGTAAAGCATCTGATGCTGCACCAAATCTTAATAAGAACTTAAACTTTCTTTTTGGCTCTACTGTTGCTTCGTTCCAAAATGCCATTTGTTATTTTCCTCCAACCTTTATTTTAATTAGTTACTAGTCAGCAAATGATGCACCAGAAGATGTGATTGTGAAATCAATTGCAATAAATTCTATTGCTCTTGCTGGTTTTAGATATACTTTGGCGTACATTATGTTTCTATCGACTAAATCTGGTGTTGTTGTGGAAGAATCAAGGATGACTCTGTAATCAGACAAACCAAGTCTAGATTTGACAGATGACAAGAATGGGTTTACTTGACCTGTAAATCTTGCCCAAGTTACATCAACGTTTTGATCGAACAATAATCTAGAAGAAATTCTAGAAATCTCTCTCTTCAAGTAGATAAGCAATCTACGAACGTTGATTCTATCAAGAGCAGATGGTGTAACTTGTAGTGTCTTTTGTCCAAAGATTACAATACCTTCTGCTGGGAATTGAGCGATAGGATTGATATTTGCTTCGTATAGGGTGTCTCTTTCGGTAGAAGAAAGTCTTTGTGTTACATTGATTACTGGAACACCACCACGGCCCTCTGTAAGTCCACCGCGAGTAAATCCTGCTGGAGCGAACCAAAGTTCTTGTGTTCTTTGTCCGTAAGACATTGCACCCAAAGCAACTACTGAAGGTGGAACAAATACAAGTTGATCGCTTATGGTATCGCGAATTTGTACCCAAGGATAGTAAGTAGCACCATAGCTTGAATTCAATCCTCTTGCCTTAAGAGCATTGGCAGCATTTGTTACAGTACCAGCATATCTACTTGTTTTGCTAGAGTAGTATTGTTCATGCTCTGGGATATAAACGTCTGGAAGATCGATTATTGCCAAAGCATCTGCTCTTGCTTCACAAGTTTGAACAAGTTTAGTGGTCAATGTTTCATAAGTCAAGCCGGGAACAGCAACTACATCGGTTACCAATGTTTCTGGATCAGAAACAGTATCAATTGCTCTATTAAGAGTATAGTATTGATAACTGGTTGTTTCTGTAGGAGTTCCAGTTGTTAACAAGGTATTGCGAAGTGGATCTGCTTCTTTGATATCAAATCCATCAAAACCGTTATAAAGTGGCATTGTGAATTGATCGTAACCAGCAGTCAAGATGGAACGATAACCAGCTTCAGAACCAGTTAATAAAGAAGAAACTGCTGTCTTAGAAGTTCCCGCTGCTCTTGAGCCAGATACATAAACAAAACCAGTACCAGTTGCAGTAGAACCAGAAACATCATCAAGTGAGAAGATGAATGAATGTTCTCTGTAAGCTTCGGTAGAGAGATCATAAGCATCATCACCAAACGAGGATGGGAATGCTCTTGTCATATCAACATAAGAATGATCGTATGTTGTGAATGCTGTTTTCTCTCCAGTAGTTATACCAAAGAAAGCATTAGTTGGAGGAGTTATAGCACCAGCAGAAGCTGAAGTTCTCAATGGAATGGCTGGGAACAAAACAGAAGCTGTTAAATCTACACCAGTAAACAAGAAGGTAGAAGCACTTCTAGCTCTTGCTAATCCACCAGAAACTACTGTATTAGAAGGAGCAGCAGTTGCAGAACCACTTGTTATTGTAAATCTCTTTGGTCTTGGTGGTCCAAAGAAACCAAATGGAAGATAAGTTGGGTCAATTGCGCCAGCATCTACATCTGTATCCATTTCTACACGAATGTATTTAGATACATTGTTGTAGGTGCCGTATTCTACCAATCTTCTCTCGGTTTCGTCCCATTGAACATATTTGTCACCAATCTTTCTAGCAATATAGTTTACAGAAACTGGATTTAAATTTACGTTGTTAAATTGCTCAACAACTTTTACAGTATTGTCAGAGTCATTAGCAAGTCTTATTAATACTGTGAATGTTCCGTAATCATCAAAATCTGTGGTTGGTGCTTTGATATCAGAAATAGATATTTTAAGATTTCTTTGTGCCCATTCACCAGAATCAAGAGTTACAAACTTAAAGAGTTTTTGTTGATTTGCTGGTGCATATGAAGCAGTATCAGTTGTTAAATCTTGTGCTATAATCCAACCAGTTTCTGCTGGTCTAGCAGGAGAACGATATTTGGAGAAATTAACTGTTCCACTAACTAATGGTGCAATAAATGCATAAGTAGTAGCAGCAGAAAGACCAACAACTTCATCAAGATTTCTTTCATATGATTCGCCCAACCAGTAATACTCAAGATTACCGGGAGCAGTTACTGTTGAATTAACAAGTATTGGATTAGTATTAAATACTCTTCTAATATATTTGTCAGAATCAACATTGAAGTTAAAGTTGGAAGTATAAGTTCCACCCGCAGTAATAACAGATGCTCTAAACTCTGAATAGCCAGCGTTTGATTGAATCAAAACGTTGCTACCAGAAGTAGTAGAGGTTGTACCAGCAAGTGTACCTGTTAGGGTTATTGCACCTTCATTTAAATACCAAACTGCTGCTAGTGTGCCAGTTACGTTTGCTGTTCCAGCAGAAGCAGATGGTATAACGAATAAACCATATGCACCACCACCAGAATCTGTGGCGGTATAATCATTAGTAGTTTGCCATCCAGCTTTTCCAGCAGTAGTAGCATTTGAGCTTTGAGTACCTAACAATCTTATAATATTAACGGCGGGAGTGTTTGTTAACCAAGCTTGTGCAGCATAACCAGCGTACATGGTTCCTACTGTATTTCCGTCGCGCCAAACATCATCACCAGATTTACCAGCAACTGGATTTCCAAAGATTTCAACTAGTTGTGATTTAGAAGTAATGTAGACAGGACGCATTGATGGTCCTTTTAAAAATCTACCAATTATTGTTGGTCCAACTTGATTTGAAGTAGCAGGTAATTGAGATTCATCAATTTCTTGAACTTGTACACCGGGGGAAACAAATCTGTATGAAGTTACTGCCATAGTTATAGATACTCCTGCTGATTAAAATGTCATAAGTAAATAGTAATAAAATGTTTGAAAATCACTATTCTCTATAAGATGTTTTGTTTTTAGCACTATTGACAAAATCTGGTATGTCTCCCATAATTACACGTTCTCTAGGAAATTTAACTTCAACAGCATTTTCTCTAATAACAAATTTGGGAGTTTCTTGATTTTTGTCTTCGCCTATTAAATATCCTAATACTTCAATTGTGACAGAAGCACTGTAATTTTTTCGTTCTTCATTTAAGTTTGAAGCATTATTTTCATAAGCAAACTCACCTTTTATAAAAGCGTCGTATCTATGCTCTTCCCTTGTTAATTGAATATATCTTGTATTCCCATTTTTAGTATAAAATGGAGTTGTTATTTCGTTTAATTGTTGTAAATAATCTGTTCTAATATTAATTTGATACTGCACATTAACGTGAACTGGAATTGGAATTGTTATAGTTTGATAAACAACTTTATTTGTTTGTCTTCTGGCATTTCTATTTTCGTATAGTGGAAATACTCTATTATCTCTTCTATAAATGGATCGTGATTCTGTTTGAGCTAAAGTGGTTCTTTTTGTCTGATCAGCCGTGGCAAAATTAGAAGTTTTTTCTTGATTTATTCTTCTAGCTATTGTAACTGTACCACCCTTTTCATCATTAATTGGTCTTAAATTTGCTGGAATGGAACCAGTTTTTGTTGGATCTTTATTAATCGTTTTTCTTTCAATTGTTATCAAAGGTAGTTTAACCATACCAGAAGAATCACGAATATCCTTATTGTATTTAATTTGATGTGCTCTTTCGGCAGAAACCCAAGTAATAGGAACTTTTTTCCAACCACTCTCAGATGTGGCATAAATGTCCATTTTTTCATTTAGCCAATCATATAAAGCAAAATCAATTGTTTCTATTGTAGAGGGCATAAATGTAATTTCTTGAAGATTATCTGACATGTATTATCCCACAAATACCAAGATAGGTACTTTTTGTCCAACTTTTTGAAGATTGTCTGACATAACTGCTTGTTGTTCAACTACTTTTGGATAAGTCATTTCTGCA